AATGAAGAAATGGGGAAAAGACAAACAGTTTTTCTACAATACAAAACATTGTCCAAATTGTGATGGAAGGATTCTAATGAAAGATCAAAATAAAGATGCATTAAGAAAGAGGATAGAACAGTTAAGACAATACGCAAATCAATGTGGTATTACTGGGGATTTAGAAGAGAAAAGGGCAGCATTAAAAGAGATTGCTAATTTGGAAGCCGAGTTCAAAAGCCTTACTGAGAATTTGCCAATTAAAGACACTCTTAATCCAACAACAGCTGAATCAATTAAGAATATGCCAGATGAACAAATACGCCATCATATAATTGAAGAAGTTAATAAAGAAGGAAATGGAGCACCGGTATTGGAAGATGGAAGCCTTACAGATAAAGTAATTGCATTTTTCAAGTCTCATCCAAATCCACCTGATGCTGCCGTTCATGCATTTGCTCAGCAATTGAATATTGCTCCAGATATAATCGAAACAGAGATTTATAAATTGGTTACAAAGTATGTTCAAACTACTAAAGATATGGAGGTAAAGACAGTGTCAAAAGATAAAAGAATAGCAGCAAGAGATAAAAGAATAGCAGCAAGAGATGCAGCATTAAAGGCATTGGATGAGTTAAAGAAAACAAAAGATGAAATGTATCTAGGAGAATACAAAGGATACAAGATGTATCAAGAAGGAGCCGATAGATTTTATTATATGGGCAGTCGTGGAGATAAAATCCAATATTCTGATTTAAGTGGATTGAAAGACAGAATCGACCAAGAAGTAAACAGAGCTCATATGCAACACCATGGCATGGATAAGAAAACAAAAGACACTTATTATTATCATGGTGAAGATTGGAATCAAAACGAATTATGGAATCAGTTGGTTAAAGAAGGAAATACAAAAAGATTTAGTGAATTGACTTCTGAAGAAAAGAAAATAAAGAACGATAGATTTGCAATTTATTGTTCTAGCACTGGTGGAGTTTATGCGGTGGTTAGAGATTCTGCAAAAGACAAAGCATTAAAGGCACTTGATAGTTTGAAGAGAGCTGTTGGGATGAATGATGCAGATTTACCAGTTGGCAAACATAACGATGTCTCCGATGATCAATTTGATGCAAATGAATTGGCAATGGGGATTAAAATAGAAAGCGAGCATACGGATGATTTAGATATTGCCAAAGCAATTGCAAAAGATCATTTGATGGAAGATAAATCTTATTACACTCATTTAAAAGAAATGGAGAATAAATATAAAACAAAAGATGCAGAAACAATAATTTTTTCTCAGAATGGATATAAGATTTTTCAACAAGAAGATGGATTGTATGAAGCTACTACTCCTATTGGTTGGAGAGCAAGAAATATTAAAGATGCTACCGAAGCACGTAAGTGGATTACCGAACAAATGAGAAAAGATGGAGCAATAAAATAATGTCTATTATATTGGCAACGGACGAACAAATATTTAATTGTTTAATGGATGGGAATAATATAACAGAGACATTAAAGAAATGTCATTGTTCATTTCAAAGAATTTTACCGGCAATTGAACAGATGAAGGAATTAGGCAGACCAGTTAATAGATATGGTAAGTTTAAGAAAGAATTTCTTAAAAAGAAGGGAATTGCCAGAATGGAATATTTAGATCGTTCTTGCAAAAAGAATTGGAAAAGATATATGATGGAGAATCCATTTTATTTCCAAGATACTTTTAACAAAGAATTTTCAAAAGAAGCTGTAATTGATGCAGCAAACGAAATGTTTAATTAAGGAGAATAAAATTATGTTAAGCAAAGATGTTGATGTAGTTGGTGGAATGGTAAGAGAGAAGAGTGAGGATGTTTGTATAGTTCGTTCTGGAGTATATAAAGATATAAAATATACTATTAAAGAAAATGACAATGGATATTTTGCAGAAACTGATTTAGATGATGAAACATTTGAAGATAGAAATGAAAATGCAGTGGTTTCGGAAATGAAAAATTGGATTGATGGACACGTAGGAAAATAAAATGCTATTCACCAACTTAAAAATAGACAGAGGAAGAGTTACAAATAAGGATCAATCTCCAACAAGCGAGATTGTATATCAAGGTTTGACAATTGTTATTGAGAATGATGAAGGTTCCGAAAGGAAATGGAAGAATGAAGAAGGACAAACTGGCAAAGTACAAATGTTTTATGCATATGGATATATACAAGGGACAGTGGGAGTTGATGGTGAAGGTATTGATTGTTTCATTGGCCATAATCCTTATGCTTCCAATGTGTATATTATTACATTAGGCAAAGATGATCATGAAGAGAAAATCATGCTTGGGTTTTCTGATAAAGAATCTGCCAGAGATGCCTTTTTGGCACATTACCAAGATCAAGCATATTTAGGTGAAATGACAGAAATGCCCATGTACTTATTTAAAGAGACACTGGAGTTTAAAACATAATGGCAAAAATAAATTTTGTAAGAACAAAGACAATGGATAAGAAAGAAGGCAAAGAATTCACACAAGATTCCTTTTCTAATTTTGTTAATAAATTAGGATATGGAGCCAGTAATCAGCTTTCCAATTCCACTTATTCATTAAATAATTTATTGAGTAGAGATAGAACAACTCTTGAAGCCGCATATAGAAGTTCTTGGCTGGTTGGACAGGCAGTCGATGTCGTTGCTGAGGATATGACAAAGGCTGGCATTAATATGCTTTCTGAATTAGAGCCAGATGATATCAAAAAGCTTCATGTTGCAATGAATGATTTTAATGTATGGGAAGCATTATGTGATACTATTAAATGGTCTCGTTTATATGGTGGCGCAATTGGCATTATTATGATTGATGGTGCCGAATATGATAAGCCATTAAGATTAGATACTATTGGCAAAGGCACTTTCAGAGGCATATTGGTTCTTGACAGATGGATGTGTGAACCCAGTTTGGAAGATATTATTGGCGAAATGTGTAAAGACTTTGGAAAGCCAAGATACTATAAGATACATGCTTCCGTTGCTAGTGGTAAATTGCCAGCAATTAAAGTGCATTATTCAAGAGTGCTTAGATTTGATGGAATTAAATTGCCATATTATCAAAAGTTATATGAGAATTATTGGGGGTTATCTGTAATTGAAAGAGTATATGATAGATTAGTATCTTATGATTCAGCGACATTGGGTGCTTCTCAATTACTTTATAAAGCATATTTAAGAGTAATTCAAATTGATGGATTAAGAGAAGCGTTGGCCGCTGGAGGTAAAGTTGAAAATGCTGTTATTAAACAATTTAAATATATTCGTCAGATGCAATCTTTGGAAGGTATTACATTACTGGATTCTAAAGATCAGTTTAGTACTCATCAATATACCTTTTCTGGAGTAAGTGATTTACTTAGTCAGTTTGGTCAGCAGATATCCGGTGCTACCGGAATTCCGTTAGTTCGATTATTTGGTCAATCTCCGTCTGGGTTTTCAACTGGAGATACGGATTTAAGAAATTATTATGATAATATTAATAGAGAGCAAGAAAACAAGTTAAGAAGTCCGCTATCTCTATTGTTGGAGATTATGTCAAGGTCTGAATTAGGCAAGCCATTACCTGAGGATTTTGAATATATATTTAATTCTTTATGGCAGATGAGTGAAAAAGAGAAAGCTGAAATTGCTACTGCTGATTCTGCCACTGTTAATCAGAATTATGGCGGAGGATTATATAGTAAAGAATTGGCTTTGAAAGAACTTTTGGCTTTGTCTAGGACAACTAGTAGAGGTACTAATATAACAAAAGAAGATATCGAGAAAGCAAAAGAAGATGATTTGAATGTGCCACCAGCTGGAATTGCATCAGAGGAAAATTCATTAGGAGAGAATGTAGATTTAACAGTTCAATCTCCTGAATTAGCTAAAGAGCAAGAATCAAAACAATCTATTATTGGCAAAGAGCAATCTATTAATGAGAGAGAACAGGAATCTCAAGATGAAGTTGAAGTTTCTCCATTAAAGAACGTTGAAGAGGCTATTCAACCTGGATTGTCAAGAATGAAAGAGAATTTGCAAAAGGCATTACAAAATATAAAGAGTAAGTTTTTTATGGAAGGATAAAACATTGGGCAAGCTTATTGAATTTGAAGAAGCAAAAGAAAATGTTTTGGATAAGATTAGAAGAAATCCAATTGTTTTTCAATATGATGTTTTGCGTAATCAACTTATTTCAATGGGTATGAAAGAAGGTTCCGAAACATTAGAATCTGTATTAATTTTTGTTAGACAGAATTCTATTAATTCTGTTAAGAATGAATTTTATATTGGACAAAGATAATGCCGCCTAAAAATAGAAACAGAATATTTAATTATACCTTAACTAAACGCATTGAGCAAGATTATGGTCGTGATCTTTATAATGTAAGTCGTGAAGTTGATAGGATGGTAACTTCTTTTACAAAGAAATTAGATTTAGGTAATGATAAAATTGAAATTGAAGATATTGGAGATTTAATTGATAATCTTCAAGAGTACTCCAATAAGTTACAAGGCTGGGCAGAGAAAACAGTAAACAGGATGGTTTACAGCCTTGAGAAGCAGGATTTAAAGCAGTGGGAAGAACATTCTAAGGCAATGTCAACTTTAATGAAAAAAGAATTAACACAATCTGATATAGATCAAATCTTACAAAAGTATGTTGATGATAATATCAAATTGATTAAATCATTGCCATTGGATGCTGCTAAAAGAGTTCATGATTTGGTTTATAATAATTTAACCACTGGCAAAAGAGCTTCAACGGTCGTTAAAGAGATTATGAAAACTGGCCAAGTAACACAATC